CAGAATTTTATGATATTCCTGCTGATACTAATGCACTAATTAATTTGGCCAATAATCTTCCCAATCTTAAAGAAGGATTTGTTTTATGGGATGAGAATAGCAACAAAAGGATCAAGTTAAAATCTACTGCTTATTTGGTAGCACATAGATTACGGGGAGAAGATACTAAACCTACTCGTAAGAATATTTTCACACTTATTTTTACAGGTGAGGCGGATGAATTTCTAGTATATTTTCCAGAGTATAAGGAATTCTTTGATGCAGCTAATGAGGATATTAATGTCGTAAATGATGAATTAAATGAAGTATGGAAATCAGTTAAAAATATTACTGATCAAAAGGAATTTGCTATGAAGGTTAAGGATCATCGTTTATCTGCTATTTTCTTCATGGCAAAAAAGAATAATCTTCATCCTGTACAAATATTTCATAATATGCCAGTAGATAAAAAAGTAGGATATTTTTTAATATGATTACCAACAATCGTTATAGTAATCCTAAAGTTCGCCTTCTGAGTGATTTACATATGGAAGGTTATACTTTTCAATACAAATATATAGGCGAAGATATTTTAATTTTAGCCGGTGATATTAATACTAAAGGCCGACATACAGAATTATTGGGTAGTATTCCTTCAAATGTACAAATTTTAATGGTAGCAGGTAATCATGAATTTTACCGTTCCGACTTTAATACTGAAAATATGTATTTAAAGTCATTAGAAGATCGGTATGCTAATTTTAAATATTTGGATAATAGTACATTTGTCTATAATGATATCTATTTCTATGGCGGAACTATGTTTACCGATTTTTTGTTGTATGGAGAAGCTAATCGTATAGGAGAAGAATTGGCGGCAAAAACTGGTATTAATGATTTTTCGATTATTAAAAACTGGACAATTAACAAACATAAAACTCAGCATCAATTATTTGTGAAAGGTTTAAAACATTTATTAAGACTACCTAAAGAAACTAAACGAGTAGTCATTAGTCATTTTTGTCCCTCATTTAGTAGTATTGATGATGTATATAGAAATTCTGGACTTAATAGTTATTTTGTAGCAGATATGGAGAAATATATGGGAGATATTCAATATTGGATACATGGTCACGTCCACGGTTCATATGATTATTATAAAGGTAATACTAGGGTAATATGTAATCCTAAAGGTTATGGCAACGAGAACCCACACTTTAATAATAATCTTTTACTCGATTTAACATTTTAATGCCCAACAACTTAAATATAATATAAATGATAAAACATAATATAGACAAAACATATTTTGAAAAAGTAGATACAGAACATAAAGCCTATTTTTTAGGATATCTTTATGCTGATGGGTATGTATGTGATAAGTTAATTCAACTTCAATTACACAATAAAGATATAGAAATTTTAGAATATTTAAACAAAGAGTTATCACCAAATACAAATATGGTACTACCTATCAAAAATAATGGGGTGAGGGTCAATATTTGTTCTGTTAAGTTATCAAAGGATATACAAAATTTAGGATGTGTTAAAAATAAAACTTTTCGCCTAAATTTTCCAACTATAGAAGAAAATTTCATTAGTCATTTTATACGAGGATGCTTTGATGGTGATGGGTGTATAACCTTTAACAAAAATTCTTCAGAATTTTCCTTACTAGGAACAGAATCATTTTGTATATCGTGTAAAGAGATATTTTTAAAATATATAGATAACACTATAACAATATCTATATCATTACACGGTAAAAACAAAAATATACATAGATTAAGGGTTTGTAACCAAAGTAGTATTATAAAAATTTTAGACTGGTTATACGAAGATTCACATATATCATTATCCAGAAAATTAAATAAGTTTAAGGATTTTATAGTTTTTACCAATAGAGTCAAAAGAGTAAATCAATATTGTTAAAATTCTATACATATATTGGAGAATTGTTTTTTTTACCTTCTAATGATTAAAATGTATATGTTAATGTTGAAAGGTAATATTCCTCCTTTTTTGATTTATTTTAATAACAATCTTTTAATTGATTTAGAATTCTAATGTTAGAATATTATCCTTTAATTTCTTTTCATGATAGACGAGTAGTAGCAATTATTATTCAAGATAACGATCATACTATGTCATATATTTCCGCCAATGATAGTTCACATTCGGATAATATACCTATACCCATTAAACCCAAAAAAGTATCGCCCAAACTTGCTTCCGTAAAATCTATTAGCAGAGAATTACCCGATATCGTAGCATAATATTCTTGACAAATTTTTGGAACTCGATTATACTATACACTTCAACATGAGAGACATGCAATGAACTTACTGATTATTCGTGGAATTCCTGGTAGTGGCAAAAGTACTCTAGCTAAGTCTTTGTTAGTTAAGGATGATTCTTGTCATTTAGTTACTCCCAATCATAAAGGTGTTTTATATACGCAGCATTTTGAGGCGGATATGTTTTTTAATGATTGTGCGGGTAATTACAAATTTGATAAGCGGTATATCAAAAATGCTCATGAATGGTGTTATAACAATGTCTTACGGGAATTGATGCTTGGTCATAATGTCATTGTTTCTAATACCTTTATTAAACTTTGGGAAATGGACAAATATCTGAAACTTACAGAGATTATTCCCGAACTTAATATTGAAGTAGTAGAACTCAATAGTAAGTATGAGTCTATTCACAATGTTCCTCAAGAAACTATTGCAAAAATGGAGGAGAATTTTCAACCCTATGTCCCCAAATAAATTTACAACGTCCAACGATTTTTCCTTATACATTGAAAGGATCGCCAAACAAGATAAATCAAATTATATTGATGCTATTATAAATTATTGTGACAATCATATGTTGGAACCTTATGAAATAACTAATTTAATCAACACATCATTAAAAGAAAAGTTAATTAATGATTATAAGCAATTAAATTATATCACAAAGGAACCAACCCTTAACTTGTAAATGTGGATAATATGGATGGTTTCAGAATTTTCCAGTTACATATTGCTTTAAAGTTACATTTCACCAGGGCAGAATTTTCGATATTTAAAAACAAAGGATATTTACGAGGAACTTATGAAACCTTTTTAAAGAGAAAGGATTATCTATTATATGATAAATTAGCCAAAATATATAATACGCCCCAGGAGGTTATTCCCTTTATTGCCGCTAATCTTATGTATAATAATTTTCCATTAGTTTATGATCTTGAAGAAAGTATTCATAATTATACTGAATATCTTAGAAGAAAGCAATCTATTACTAAGGTATTTACGGACGATATGTACACATTACTAAATAGAAAGGTATCATTAAAAAGTGCTGGACAAAGTAGCGAAAGTGTGTTAGACTTATTTTTAGGTAAGAAAATTACTATCGAAACTTTTAGAATTTTAGATGATATTATCAATTTAATTAGTAATTTGAAAGAAAACGACAATAAGATGTTATTATTTAAGGATGAGTTAATACGGGTTGAAAAGTCTAAGGGATTTGTTCACTATAAGAAAGAAAAAATAATGCCAATTTATTTTAGTTATTTAAACGAGGAATTTTAACAATAACATGGGCAAAACAGTACGCAAAGAATCATATGATGACTATAATGATTTTACCGATAATTCTAACCGTAAAGGAGAGAGAAGTAAGAAAAAAAACACACTAAAGTATCCACACAAAAATGTTCAATATCCAGAGAATGATATTTATTACGATATTGAAGCATACAAAGATTATTATAGATAAATAATCTCAAAACACTCGAAGTACCAACATTTATTCAATATATACAGAGGAATTATTATGGTTGATATCGCATCTTTAAAAAGAAATCGTGGCGTAAATTTTGATGCATTAAAGTCTAACATTGCAGAAGAATACACACCCAAAACATATGAGGATACTCGTTTTTGGAAACCAGAAGTTGATAAGTTAGGTAATGCCACTGCCGTTATTAGGTTTCTTTACCAAACAGAAGGCGATGATTTGCCCTATGTAAAATATCTTGCCTATTCATTTAAGGGTCCAACTGGTAAATTTTATATCGAAAATTCATTAGTAACATTTAAAAAACCTGATCCAGTATACGAACTCAATGGTCGTTTATTTAAGAGCGGTAATGAAACTGACAAACTCATTGCCAGAAACCAACGATTAAACACCAAATATATTTCCAATATATTAATGGTTAATGATCCTAAACATCCAGAAAACAATGGTAAGGTGTTTTTATTCCGTTATGGTCCTCAAATTCATAAGATGATCGTTGCTAAGATTTCTCCTGAATTTGAAGATGAAACTCCAGTACCTATTTTTGATTATTGGGATGGAGCCAATTTTAAGTTGCGTCTAAAGAATGGCGAAAAAGTTGGTGATAGAGCAATGCCAACATATATTAGTAGCACTTGGGATACTCCTGCGCCAATTGGTAGTGATGAATATATTCAGGAAATTGCTGAAAAACAATATGCGCTATCAGAGTTTCTTTCTGATAAGTATTTCAAAACTTATGATGAATTAAAGAAACGTCTAGATTATGTTTATGATCGTGATAATAGCAATGTGGGTACAGCTAGTGATTATGTGAATAAAGCTAACACTCTAAAAGAACCTCCTATTAAAACGTCTTCAGCACCTGTAGAAGAAACTGAAGAAGATTATGAGGAATATTTTAACAAGTTATTAACCGATAGTTAAAAGCCAAAAGGCCCAGTCCCCCCGGAGTTATAGAACGCAGGACCATCTCCATAACTATATATGTTGATCGCAAATGCGTCTCTATCTCCTGGGTGGTGGGTATCAGTATATCCGCCAGCACCATTAAATATATTGCCTTTAACTGATTCTCCCTGATGTGTTTGTGCTGCGGTCATATTAATAATATCACCTAAATAGTTATTATTTGCCCGACTCTTATTATCCGCAACCCTCTTAGATGTATATAATAAATCATTACCATTTGTTAATGGAGTAATTTCAACATTATTTAATTTAGCTGATTCCATTGCTTGTAATTCTTCTACACTTTTACCCAGAATCATTGATTTAACTTTTAATATATCACCCTTTTCTAGTGTACGAGTAGGATGCGCTAAAGTACTTCTAGATTCTCCACCAAATAAAGGTTCCAGAAAATCTAATACTCCAGGCATATCAACCAATGCTTTAAGTTCATCAGGTAATAATTTAGGTGCTTCTTCCATAATATTTTTAAAGAAATCGCCTAATGATGATAAAGCAGATTTAACAGCTTTTCCAACATCACCCATAGCATTATTAAATTTATCAGAAGTAGATACTAAAGAATCCATTTGTGCCATTAAATTGTCTAGTTCTTTATCAATATTGGCGTGAGGACTCTTTTTTAATTTATCTAGAGTGGCTATTAACCTTTGTTTTTCTTCTGGATTTTGTACACCTTGCCATTGATTACCTAATTGAGTTGCATATGCTTCAGACGACATATTACTACCTAAAAATCCTTCTAAATTACCATATTTTTTTGATTTTAAGAAAGATTTAAACATATCCTTTTGTCTATCTAAACTAAACACTTCATTGTCATAATTTTTACCACCAAAATAATCTTTTAAAAATCCTGTATTGTCATAGTTTTCACCAAATAAAGTAGAACCAACCCATTGTCCGATACCTGCCGCAGAAGTACCTTTATCGGGGTGTTTGGGATCGAATCCTCTAGTACGTTCAGTTAATTTTTTCTGAAATTCTCGTAATTCAGCAAAAGTTAATTGACTAAGTTGTTTTCTACCTAATAAATCATCATATTTACCAGATTTATCTCCCCAAAAAGCATTAGGATTACCATGAGATTCGGTTCTTAATATTTGACCAATTAAATCTCCCATAGGATTTTGTGATGTATTTCCAGTTAATCCCATAGCCCGTTTGGCAAATATAGAATTTGCTATATTTTTATTGTCTTCTTCAGCGGTTCTAAGCGATTTATCTACTTCAAAATGCATTGCGTCTGGTCTATCCCATTCTCCTCCCCATTTTAGTCCGTATCTTCGTGCCATTGCTCCTACGTTATATTTGCCCATATCTGTCACTAACGGAGCGCCTGCGTGTTTAGCATATGGGTTTTCTCTGGGGTTTATGTCTATGGCTAACCCTAAATTGTGTAGGCTATCTTTGGGTGTTGTTGTACTACCATGGCGATTACCAAGTCCGCCTTTAACCCTTATGTTATATCCCTTTCCTTCTAATTCATTAAGAAATCCTAAGAATTGACTTGCTCTATTAGTTGCTACTTCTATTTGAGTTCCCTTATTCGTTTTTATTACAGTGGTTAAACCATCATTAACAAAATTATGATTATCAAAAGTTCTGTTGTCTCCCTTAAACATATCATGAGTAAGCGGTTTACCATTAAAAGTAGTTGGTGCATTACCTTGTGGAACATTAACTGGATTTTGTGGTATCGCTGTAAAAGAACCACCAGAAAACCTATTTACCATATCACCAAAAACATTGCCCCATGATCCACTCGAATCATTTCTTGTATTATCAGTGGGTAATGCTGCGCCACCACCCGGTAAAGATGGTGCAGTTGGTAACGATGGTGTTGGTACAAGTGGATTAAAAACCGATGGTAAACCAGTAGTATTGTCATTTTGTCCTAGCGTTAATGCAGTAATACTACCACCAATCCCCCCAGCAGTTAATGCACGACTAGCAGAACCACCAACACCAGAAAAAACATCCCATGATGTATTTGTTACTGATCCTATAGCAGTTGGTAATGCTCCTTTACCAGCATATGTTACAGTTTTTATTCCCAATGTAGGAATGTTTTTTATCAATCCTACAATAGTTTTTCCAACTGAACCTGGGGCCAATGCCGCCGCACTAAGCGTACCAAACAGAAAAGCAGCTTGTGCTGGGTTATCATCTGCATATTTTTTTAATAATTGAACTGCTACAGTAGGACTTTTTGTAACTAGATCTATAAAATTAATGGGTGCTAATTTAAGATCATTTATTATATATTGTTCTATTGTTGTGACAAATAATTCTGTTGCTGAATCTAGCGCAAAAGCAGCAGCAGCACCAACCCCAGCACCACCAGGGCCACCAAACATCATACCAAATGCTCCCCCAGTTGCTATCGCAGTTGCTGCACTAGCCCCGAAATAATTTGATTGTCCAGCAGTAGGGTCAGTAGGAATATCAAGACTAGTTATTGATCGTTGCAAATCTGCAATACTAGCCGCTTTATTCTCATTTATAAATTGTTCTTTGTTTTTCTCTAATTCGCTTATTTGTGCCGTTAATTTTATTTGCTCTCGTTGTCTTGTATTATAATCACCTGTCGTCCCCACAACACCCATTTTACTTCTTTTTTCTTGCAATTCCTTTAATTCTTTTATTTCTTTATCATATTGTCTAATTTTTGCCCCATATGGATCTTTAGCATCTTCTTGTTCTTGTATATACTTTTCTTTTGCCGCAGTTAATTCTTCTATTTTCTTTTCAAAATCTTTCCGTCTTGCTTTAATTTCTTCCCCAATTTGATTTTGTTCTTCTATAGGTTTTTTACCCAATTGTGTATAGAATTCTGATTTACTAAGACCACCTGTTTTGTTATCTTTAATTGCTTGTTGAAGTTTTACTATTTCTTTATCAATATCACTAACAGTAGTATCTTGATTATTGGATATTCCTAATATATTGGCGACACTAGGTAAACTAAAATTAGAAGTAAAACTAGTAAATTGATCTGGGGCAGTGTGTATAACATTTTCGCCCTGTTCAATGACTTTTTGAGCAAGCGATGTTTCCCCAGTAAAAGAAGATGTAACATGATCCCCTAATGCAAATCCCCCTAAAAACTCCAGTCCTCTCATTATAGGAGGACCACCCAATTTCATTGCAGCTAATCCACCAGCCATTCCGCCCATACTGACAGAATCGGCATCAACGCCCCATTCTTTTAATTTTGCGCCAACTTGACCCCCAGTTACTAATCCCAAAAACCCTAATACTGCTTTTGCTAATAATCCCCCAGGAGAAAATGCCCCTATTAGTAATCCAATGGCCCCTTCTTTAGTAAAACTTTCATTTACTATTTTCCCCATTCTTTCGGAAAATTTTTCAGTTTCGGTAATATACCCCGTAACATTATCCTTAAATTTTATTACTTTATTAACACTATCATTAAAAGAAGACGTTAATAAATCTAAATTAGATATTAATGTTGCAACACCACCCGCTACTACTCCCCATTTTATTATATCAGAAAAAGACAATTCATCATCTTTTTTCTTTTCGTCAGTATCAGATCCACCACCATATCCTTTACCACCACCTAGACTAGCAATTCTTTTTAATTCATTGACAATTTCTTTATGATGTCTTTCTGCGGCTCTTTCTTCGCTATCATCCGTTCTAGCGTCTGACTTTTGCGCTTCTTCAATACCCTCTTTAACAGCTTTCTTTAATATCTCAGCTAAATTATCATTACTTTTAGGGGTAAGAGACAACATAGACCCTAATTTAGAAATAAGATCATCAATACCCGCAGATGAAGAAGTATCTGTTGCGGGATTACGGGTATTGTGTGATGGTCCGAAGTCAAAAGATTGTTGGGTCATATGTTTACTCTATGTTTGCTCTATTAAATTATTCGTCTATGGAATTTTCTTCTTTTTTCAAATGATCTTTTAATAATGTAACGTATATTTCTCTCTCAAATGGCATCATATCTTCTAATTCTGTTAAACTAAATTGATGTTGTTTCATCAATGAAAAATTCATCGTATAATAGTTTTCCAAAGATTCATGTGCCAAATTTACTAAAAAAAATTGGATAGACCTGCTACTGTTTTGGTATACGTTTCTTTACATACAGGACATTGATAAGATACTTGAGTACTTAATTTAGGTAATGATTCAAAATAGTCTTCAATCTTTTTAAATTGTTCACCCTTTAAAGACTCAATAAATGTAAGTAATTCTTTAGGTGTTTGCTCTGATGCTTTATACATTTGCTCTTCATCGTATACAGATTCAACACAATTCACTACAACGGCAAACATATCATCTAAATTACCGGCATTTGTTTGAGCATTAGTAATATCTCTCACTGAAGGATATTTCATAATTACTCCGACATTATCAAATAATGGAATTTTATTAGAAAAATCTTTAGGAATATCGACAGTTAATTCTTTAAGATTAATTTCTACTGTGGCTCTAGCTTTTTCGTCATTACATTTATCACAGCGAAATGTTAGGTCTACAGATTCGCCAACGGATACTGCTCTTAATTGTGAAAAGATATATTCAAAATCAAATGAAGCTAATTTATCCACATCAATTTTAGTAGTAACGCAAGATTCAATTACTGATTTAAGTGTATCTAGCATCACATCGACATCACTGGTCATTTGGGCAATAAGTAATGCTTTTTCTTCTCGTACTAAAAATGGGCGATATTTAATAGTTTTTTTAGTAGAAGGAATAGTTAAAGAATAGGTTGGTGCAGGTTGAATCGGTAAAGGCATAATAAGTTCCTCAGTTATCAGTGTTCAGTTAATGGATTAAGTTGTTTTATCATTTTCGTTAATTCAGACGTAGAACCAACAAATATAGCATTATTATTGGTCACTTGTTGTTGTACATCAGGTTTTTTAGTGGTTAAGCGTTGTTTTTTCTCAGAAATATCCAATAATTGATGGTTAATATCCGCCAATTGTTTTATAATATTGCCGACCACTTCAAAAGCCCTAGCGTTTTCTGATTGTTTAGCGACTTCTAGGGCATAATTTAGTGCATCTTGTCCTTGAGATAATAGTGAATGGAGATTATTACGGGATTTGTTATAATCATATTCAATAGGATCAGATACAGTTTCTTCTGGGAGTTGCATAATATGATCTCCCGATTTAGTGATTAATTCTATATCGGGTAAATTCAATTGTTCATTAATAAGTTTTAAGTTCATCGTTTATTTTTATAATATCTACAATTAAATGATACCGTTAATGTCGGAATAACATTATTGGCTTTATGGTCAAACATATCCCCTTCAATGCTTTTGGGATATGCTTCATACACTTGGATTTCATTACGAATTTTATCATTAATATCCAATACTTTAATGGTAATATCTCTCACATAATTTTTATAATAATCCATAATACCGTTTTCTGGATTTTGGATTTGTTTTGCCCAATTATCAAATGTTTTTTTGACTTTAAGGTCGGTATCCATATAAAATCGCATTACTATTTGATTAGTGTTTTTACTCCAAGCATGATCTCTACTAATACCAAACATTATATTTGTATCAGATACCATAAATTGTGAAGGTAATGTCACCGAATGACACATAAGAGAAACCAATTGTGAATCTCCATATGGAATAATAATTTCAAATCTATTTTGCCTAGAAAGACTTTTGTTTCTAACATGCGCTAAAAATTTATCGAATGACATTATACTTTTCCTATAATTCTAGTAGATTCTTTCCATACAGTTTGTTTAGATTGTTTCATAAATGTTTCAACAGGTAATAATAATGCTGTTGCCCAATCTTCTCCGGGTATTTTTTTAAATGGTGATCTTACATTGGCAGTAATATATCTATGTACACACGGTATCGCTAATTTATGTTGGGATAATGCTTGTATATATTGCCAAGTAATATTTAACCTAGATGATTGAGTATATCCCGGCGCTAGTTTTAATGATATTAGTGAATCCATTAACCGTATTCTTAAATCATATATTAAATAGTGCATATTAAGGCCAATAAACCCGTTATTCGTCAACCTAAATGGAAATATTAGTGGAAATCTATCCCAATATGGTAATGTATCTTTATATTTAGCATCATAGAAAAACATATACATTTCACCGGGTAAGATTGTACTTTTATTCATTATGGGTTTAGTTCTGATTAAAGTTTCCGGTTGTAGTCCATAATTTTTAATCTCACTAATCTTCTGGAAAAACCAACCCAATGATTTTTTTCTTGCTTCGGCCATTGTTATAGCATTACGCCTAAATATTTTATCGTAATCGCTATGTCTATGTGCTAATATGGTATCAATTATGCCCACTACCTAAACTCCTAATTCTTTTTCGGTAAATATTTTAAATTCCCAACCTTTTTTTTCACATAATAGTTTTGCTGCGTTCCATTTTGCATTATTTATCCCCCAGGTCAACACTTCATTTATATTTTTTCTTTTGGGTGGTAGTGTTTGCTTATGGGGTTTGATTTCTATTAAATATACTTTCAATTTATTGTCTTTATCTCTAACCTTTATCATAGCATCGACAAAATATCTATGAACATGATTATCTTTCGGTGATACATACGGGATAGCAATTTCTTCAGATGACCAATTAACTATGAAACTATTAAGATCACACCAATTATAAAACTTCAATTCCCAACTACTTCTTACCCAAACATTATTAACATCCCCTACATATTTATTGGGATGTTTTACTTTATATTGATAGGGGTCTTTGTATTTTTTGTTCATATACACTATTTATTCAATATGATATGTATCCAATAATTGCATCCAAAAGGTTACTTTCCTTCTATAGCTTTAAGAACAAAAGTAATGTTTTAAATGCAAAATGTGCTCACCAATTCCAGAAAAGCGATTATTGGCCTTTATAAGTTATTTTTATACCCCCATAAAAAAGTTTTGCTTGACAGGGTATTGGAATGAGAGTACTATTTCACTGTTGCCCTGTTTATGGAATTATATATTCTTTATATTGTATAAATTATGTATTTTTCCCCCGCCTGTAAAACATCCTGTAAAACATTCTATAAAACATTCAGTACTACATAAGTATTAGACATTAGTAATAAGTGTTTAAACATTCTATAAAACATTCAGTACTGCATAACTATTGAATATTAGTAATAAGTGTTTAAACATTCTATAAAACATTCAGTACTGCATAAGTATTGACCACATTTAGAAATAACCAAAAGTTATTTCATATAACCTTTTATTATCCATATAAA